CCGAACGTGCTGACTAGCTGTGCATAGCCACCATTAGTGACAAGTGCACCAGGACCATCAAGAGTAATAAACGTGTACGCATCAGTCAACATTGACCGAAGCGGGCTGTCAGCATGAGGAACATTACCGTCAACAATCATGCAACCACCAGTCATACCAGAGGTTGTATCACCCCCAAATGCTGGTTGATTGGCATTGAGGTTTGGATCAAAGGCAGAGTTATCAATACCAGAGTCAGCAAACGCAGTAACGTTTTGGATGTACGGACTCTTAAAGAATTTGACAGCGTTACCGTCTCCGTCATCACTAGAGAATGCAAAGTACCAGGCTTGGTTTTCAGGCAAGCCATAGGTCGAATCGCTATCAGCGCTGTAACCGCCACGGGTTCCGCTAGCTTTCAAACCAGCAAGGGTAAGGTCGCTAATAAAGCTACCTGAACCCACAAGGAACATATTGTTTCCTTCAGTCGCAACCGTAGGGTGCACAAACACACTACGCATTGACAAACCGATAATCGATACGTTCTTTTTAGAACCAAGATCAATTGGACAAATCTCCTGGTAAACACCAGGCTGCACAAAGATCATGTCACCATCATCAGCGCTAGCTACAGCAGCCTTAATGGTCTTCATTGGTTTGATGACACGGTGGCCATCGTTAGCGTCATTACCGTTAGCAGCATCAACCCAAATCAGTCTTGGCTGTGTAGTGAAAGTACCGCCACTAGCAATACCAATCCAGCCAGAGCCATTCCAAACAGCTAAGGTTTTGTCGTTTGTATCGCTAAACCAGAACTGACCAATTTGATGTGGTGCAGTAGGGGTAACGTCTTGGACATAATTATCATGACGTGCAATGATTGCAGCCATGGTTGGAATCTTTGTATCATCAGACACGTATGCAGATGGAATAGTCCCACCGTCAGCATCCTGTTCTGCTTTGTTTACAATGTCTGCAGTTTTAATCTTAGAAAGATCAACAGAGTCATCGTGCAGACCAATAGTAATCTGACCAGCACCAGGGCTGTTGTCAGTAACTTTTACACCATCTGCTTCATGTACATCTACAGTCAACAGTGCATCGTTCTTGTCGTCGATGTACTTAGTAACTGCACTGGTAGTAGCAACCGTTAGGTCATCATTAGGCCACTTAGTAGCACTTGGTTCTGAGTCATACTCAGCGCCCGTACGAGTCTCTGCTTTTACATCAAAGAAAAACTTACGGACCCAGCCGTGGCTAGCTGCATCATTAGCGTCAGCTGCATCAGGGTCACTGGTTGATGTGTACTCATCTTTTAGGTTGGTGATAGAATTACCACCCATATCAATATCATCTGGCAATACTGCCCCAAACTGAGGAATCTTATCCTCAGCTGCCATAAGACATTGCTCAAAGTTTTTGTTTAAATCTTGTGCTCGTACAGAACCTGAAGGGTAGAACTGGTTTCTTGCGGCATCGTCTTTGGTATCACGGAAGATAACATATTTATCTCCATCGGTTACACTAAACCCAGAATCAAAAGTAATTTGTGACCCGCTAATTGTGTAGTTAGCAGGAGTGCTCAGCAATGAGCCACCTTCAAGTTTTACTTTTAGATCTGCCTCGTCGTTAACCTCAATACCACTAAAGGTGTACGTTTTACCGCCACCTGCAATCGTAATAGTGTCGAAAAGTGCCATTGGTTATTTGTTTTGGATAATCCCGTATTGGTTCAACTGGATGTTTTGATCACGCTCAATTTCTTGAGTGCGTATATCATCTAGACTTGAGATGGATTCTTCAGCGATTTCTTTCGCTTCACGCAAAGCCTTATCAATGCGGCTATAGATGCCGCCAAACTCTTCAATAATTACATCGTCGTTTCCTCTAAATTCACGACGTGCCTTTCTAAGTTTGCCGATAAAATCCATAGCATCAGCATCTTTTTTAATCTTCTGAAGCGCTTTTCTAAATTCGCCTTGAGACCCGATAAGACTAAACAACTCTGCGCGTTGTGTATTGTCTAGCGTGATGCCACCTTTACTTTTAGCAAACGTAGGACGAGCATCATATTCAATATCAATTAAGAACTGGCGCAGCTCAGAAGGTGCTTCTTTAACCTTTACGGGAAAAGATGCTTGTACAAGGCGTTCCCAGAAACCTTCAACATAGTTAACTACAGTACCATCAACCCAATCAGTAAGAGCAGGTAAAGCGCCTTTTGGATCGACCTTATCCAAATACTTGTTCCGATTACGTAGCTGATGACCAAACTCTTCATCCATCACTTTGAGCTCTGGATACATGACTCGACCAATCTCATTACGCAAGCCAGAAAGGGGAGCAAAACCACTAGCTGTCGTTGCAGCCCATCGTTGCCAGGAGGCCGGGTTGCCGCTCAACACATCCATCAATGGTTGCAAACCTTGCAAGGTGCTTCGGTTAAACACACTGGCTCCAAGAATGAAGCCCATCTTGCGTTGGAAATCTTCAAAAGCATGTACACTGATAAGATCAAAGTTATCTAATACATCAACAGTTGCAGAGAGCCAATCGGCCAAAGGACCAAGCTCACCGTAGCTATAGTATTTACCGTCGAGACCTTTAACTGATTTAGGCGCCCAACCCATCTCTCTACGGAGTGTCTGGCGTTCTTTGTCGTAATGACCATTACCAGTAATCCTGTCGTTCATAAATAAAGCAACAGCACCAGCAACAGCAATTTGTCCTAAAGCAACACGACCTTTAATCTCAGCTTGCAGAGTCTTAAATCTTTGCAGTGCAAACTCATCGTTAGGGATATTGCGTGATTCAAGAATCTGTTGTATTTCACCAGTCGAATGGACCTTACCCGGTGGTCCTACAATCCTGTTGTAGTCACCAACAAACGTAGATGTGAGGCTTCTATTCCAAAATGCACTGAGAATGTTTGCAGGAGTCCTGTTAAACAACAGCCAAGGCTTCAGTGCAGGCAGGTGTGCAGTAATACCACTAATGCCATCAGCAATTTTGTTATCCAAGCTCATGGTTGATTCACGTGACATGTAATCAACAGAGCCATCAACGATAAAACCATCCTTGTCAAACATGGATGCGTAGTAATCATCAGCGGCTTTTCTATATGCTTTGCCGTTGATCTTTTCACCAGACTTCAGCATCTTGTCGTATGCCATGCCAAGTGCTTCACCGTTAGCCATAACAGCACGGTTAAAGCCATCAAGCGCACTCAATGCATTGGTACCCCAACGCAAGAATGGATGGTTCTGTAGGTCAAATAATGCTTCACTGTAGTCAAGCATGATGGACGGACCCATCTCATCATTCTGTGCATAGGCATCAGCAGACATGCGTAATACAGCCATCTCATCCGCTTGCCGTGTAGCAATGTCATCTCGCACCATGTAAGGCACACTGTTGGGATCACGTGATGCTTTTGCAAACACCATTCCCATATGACTAAAACCTTTTTGCAAGGTGTCAGACAATGCTGAGAACTGATACCAACCACGTCGGACAGTATTCCAATCACGCGCTGCCATACCGCCAATCATTACAGCTGCAGGCTTTTCAAGCAGCAAAGCTATGTTTGCAGCTCCTGCTTTTGCTGGTGTAGAAATAGAGCTAAGCAGTGAGTTATAGAGGTTGCCATAAGCACCCTTCAACACTTCAGACTGGATCTCAGGACTGCCATCGATGAAAGCTTTTTCAATTGTTCCTAGCTTGTTTTGTGTCCACAAGCTAAGTTTGTACATCGAGTCAACATTGCCATCAGTAAGCTCATTGGCATACATCAGCGGCTTTAGGAACTCTGGCCGTGATTGACGGATGTTCTGCAATGTATCCCTGTATCGGCGTGCATTTTCAACACTCGAAGCCAGAGCATCTTGGACTTTATCGGTAATAGTTTGTGCAGCTTCATTAGCATCCTTCTTCAACATGTTGCGGATCTTCTTCCACATGTTCATGTTGCGTAGGTTGTCACTACCAAGCTTGCGAGCTAACCCAGTTTCTGCAGTCAGATACGTAATACGATCAATGATCTGTTCTTGTGCACGTTCAACAGCAGCAGTACCGTCAACAAGACGCATACCTTCTGCCATATCACTAGCTTGTCCAGCAAGAGAGTGAACCAAATAAGACTGTGCTTTTAGAGTATCAAGGTTGAAGTAATCATCCTTGTACATCTTCAGTGCTTTCATAACGCCTTGGAAGCCAGCACGATCAAGGACCTGCAAACCTTCCATGACGTTCTTGTTCTCTTCCAGGATCGCTTTCATCTGCTGTACGTTGACACGTGGGTCAAACAAAACAGCAGCAAGTGCATCACCAGCCTCAGCGATCTCTTTGCTAGTAGACAGGTTGTTTGCAGAGTCTCTGTAAGAGTACTTACCACCAGCAGCCAAGGACTCTTTGATCTGTTTGATAAAAGTCCGTTGAGTAATGCTGTCAGCTTCTAAGCCATGCTTGAGTGCACCTTCAGTGATGATGCTACCCATACGACCGTAAACAGTGTTCTTGTTCTTGTAGATCCTGGCGGCATCTACAGCAGCACCATGGACACCATTTGGATCAACCGATCGAACACCTTGTTCAGTCGCTTCAAAATATTCTGGATTCACGCCAAGCATCGGTTTATCCAAGCTGGCATCCGTGGAGCTGTTGTATTTGCCTAGGTCAGTAAGAGCATCCATACGTGCCTTAACTGACGTTTCAACAGAATCCTTTGCAGCACCCATCACATCAACGACCTTTTCATTGTCAGTTGTTGCAGTTGGGTCTTTCCAGTAAGCGTCAGCAGTTTCGTTTTCAGGCAAGAACTTGCCACGAATAGACATGTTGCCTTTAATGCCACGTGCAATACGTGCTGCACCTAGCAGCAGGTCAGTAAATGGACCAAGTGCTACGCCTTCCTTGACACTCTTATCACGCTTTACATCAGGGTGATCATCGTCCAGTACAGCAATATCATCAGGGATCCAATGAAAAAGCTCAGGCAAGTATTTCTTCATTGCGCCTGTAGCATTCAGACCCTCTTGGGAAGTGCTGCTGGTGTAATCAACTGCGGCTCCAACACCTGCCTCCAGCCCCATAACAGAGAACAGTTTGACAAGCGGATCTTTAGCAATGTTCCAAGTACCTAGCTTGGGAATCTTGATAGCAGCATTGACCTTTGCGTTGGCAAGCTGACCACCTTTGATACCAAGACGTGACAGGAAGAAAGTGGGGATAACTACAGAAGAGATCTCACGAAAACCCTGTGCAATATCATTTTTAAACTTGGGGAGTTTAGGAATATTGGCAGGGGTCAGATTAAAAGCATCAATAGCAAAGTCAACAGTGCCAGCAGCTGGAGATTGGACAAACTCGTTAGCGGTGTCAATAAATTCAAGAACATTCTCTCCAACATCACCAAGGGTATCTGTGTACTGTTTGAGACCGTCGTTGGTTTTCTTTTCTTCTTTTTGTTCTACCTCTTGAATCTCCTGCTCAGCATCCATAGCCGTAGCTGATGGACCGGCTGCAGCTTCATCAAGCTGTTGCTGCTTCTCTTCTACTTTTGCTTGTGCATCAGACAGTAGTGCAGCATTATCCTCAAGAGCTTCATTGGAAAATGAACCCTCTCGGGATTGTGTTAACGCCTCGTAAGGGTTGAATTGTTCCATAGAAGTAGGTTATAAAGTTCCAAACTGTTCTTCAGCCAATGCGTTATTAAAGAACCGTTCTAGTTGCTTGTATTTTTTAACAGGCTGACCGTAACGGCTTTTGCCATTAAGCATTGGGAAGCTTGCCCATTCAGGTGCAAGTTTGGCTGCCAGCTCAGGAGAGATACCAGTAGTAGCAGTTACACCACGACGACGCATCAATTCAAGAGCAGCTCGGTCTTGACGTTCGGGTGACATAGAACCACCTCCAATACCTTGCCAAGTCTTAGGCATAAATTGATAAGCACCATACGCAGCGCTGCTATATCCACCTGCACGGATTACCCGATCAGGGTGTCCATCTCCAGGTTCAGAATAACTTCCACCAAAGTGTGTACCGTAGCCTTTATCGTGGTGTGTACCTTCTGCATATCTAATAGTACGTAGCCATGCACGTTGCAAAGGGGTTAAACCTTGTGCAGCTGTAGGTACGTATGCAAAGTCAGTAGCATTGGACATTTTACGAATGCCATTCTGTGCTTGCAAACGTTTGATTTGCCTGCCAGTGGGTTCGCTATTCAAGATCCTGTTAGTGCCAGGTACAAGTGCACGTGGCTCAGGAAACTCAACCTCAAGTCCATAAGCATCAGCAGCACGTTTCAGAACATGGAAACGGTTTTCATCCATAATGGATGCGGCGTAACGCATACGTGCATCATTGATGTGACCAGTTTCAGAAAAGTTTTTCAGGGTCTCTTCTACCTCTTCTTTTGTTCCAAACGTACCAGGCATGCCTAATGCAGCTCTTTTGTGTTCATTCAACATCCGCTGGGTATCAGCAAGAATGTGACCTGCAAGTGCAGTCTTTGCTTTAGTAGTACTGTTAGTACCGATTAGTGGGAAGCGGTCTTCTTGCGTATTTTTCTGTTCGTATAAACCTTTACCGGCTTTAATATCACTAGAAACATCAAAGGCTGCAACTTGTGCTGCCTCTGGTGGCGACATAGTAGTTAAGTTCAACTCGTATCTCCGATCAAAATCACGGCGTGCGTATTGACGCACTGCCTCGTATTCGACAGTCCCCTGATCATTTACACCAAGGTTGAAAATCTTTTTAAGTTCACCATCAAGACCTTTGGCAAAATCGTTGTAAATAGTGCCTCTCTTTTTAGATTCAGCCTTGATTGCTTCAGGCATAAACTGTTGTTGGATCTTGTAGTCAGGGATTGACTCAACAAGTGGGACAGAAATATAATTACCAAGAACAGCTTTCTCCAACATGTCAACAGCAGTTGACCGTTGCACATCATCGAAAGAGTTACCCTCTCGATAGTTATCAAGGAACGGGAAGCTCTTGCCATTGCGACGTTCTTCATCGCCATAGCGCTCGGCTAGTTCGTCTTCAGTAAGACGACGCCCTAATGCTTCCTCTTCTGCAATTACTTCATCACCAATTTCTTTGTCCCGCTGCTTCAGGCGCAGCTTCTCTTCACGGAATACAAGCTCACCATCTTCGATAAAATGCTTTTGTTCGTACTCAAGCAATGCTTTGAGTTTCCCAGGGAAACGTTTGGAATAGGATTGCTTACCATCAGTAGCGTTGTCGAACAAATCAATGATGTCTTGACTCTTGAGTTGATCAGAGTCAATACCAGCTTTAAGCTTGGAAGTAATAAACTTCCAGGCACCAGCAAGACCTAGATAAGTCTCTACATTTTTAGAGTCATCTAGTTCGGTAGATAAGCGAATGACAGCATCATCTAGACCTAGCTGTCCAGTCATAACTAAGTTGACAACATCCTGCTTCTCTTTAAAAGAAACAGTTTTGTTATGAAGGGTGGTATGTGCTTTTGTCAGTTTGGTACGTGCCTCATCAACATACTTGTCGATATGAGCAGCACGGAAGGACGGGTTAAGATCACCAAAACCAGCAAGGTTACTTTGGATAACCTCCTCTAAAACACCTGCATATTGGGCAGGCGTAGTCATGGGATTGATAAGAGGATTACCGTTCTCATCAACCAGGCTTTGCAGAGTACTTTTAATACGTGACGGGAGTTGTTGACCAACCAGTTCCATGGTTGCTGTCAATTGAGCATTACCCCTGTGACCACCTCTACCTTTGATGCTATTGATAATGCCGTAGTTAAAACCTTTAGCAGCCAATTGAGCAGCTTCAAGGTCATTCATGCCTTGTGCTTTGGCCGCTTCAAACTCTTTGTCATACTGCTCAGCTTGCAGTTGCATCTGTTTACCAGCATCTTTTGATGCTTGTGCACGACCAATAGCCTTTTCGTTTTCAACGTAAGCAGTAGCGCCTTGCTCTACAAGACCAGCAATAGTCCCAGAGAACTCTTTGAGTTCAGCAAGCTCCATGGCAGATTCCATCTGCTCACGTTGTTGCTTAGCTGCCTGCATCTGTTCTTGATAGGCTTGTACTTGGTCGTACTCACGCTTGATATTCTGTTGTTCTACTTGTGCGTTTTGCCGTAGCTGTCGGGTCGTATCAGGAGCCTGTGATGGACGAAACCCTTGGGCTTGTACCGACCCCTGATAAGGAACCCTGAATTGGAAACTCATTAGTTTTAGTTATTAAATTAAGCAAAGCTTTTGAAGCCGCGTTGAAGTTTAGCTCCAAAGGATTTGTCCAAAGGATCAGCGTCAGGTGCAAACTTGGCTCCAAACTTGGCTCCTGCCATGAGTGAATTAAAACCAGAAATAAACTGGTTAGGACGTTGAGGACCTTGGAAGGTACCAGACCTAAACGAACCAATGGTTTGTAGCTCAGGGGGTACAGCTACTTGTGCATAGGCTTGCTCATTAGCAATGTTGTAATCCCTAGAGACCTGCTCTAGTGCACGTACAAGGGCGTTTTCATTGCCAATCAGGTTGCGTTGTTGAACAGCCATCTGCCTGCCATATTCACCCTCACCTTCAATAGCCTCAGCGCGAAGAGCAGAAGCACTGGTAGTACCACTTGCTGCTGCTCGTCCAGATGCCTGAACACGCTGCTGCTCCATTGCTTGTGATTGGAACATTGCGTTAGCTAGCTGATCATTGAACTGCATTTGTGCAGAACTAGATGCGTAGTCAAATGCGTCTCTGTTCCAATCAAGCTGTTTGTTGTATTGGCGCAGTGACTCATCCCAAATCTTTAGGGTGTAAGCATTTGCCTTATCCACTTGCCGCTTGGCAAGCATGTACTCCTCAAGCCGTTGTTGCTCTTGGATCTTGAATTGCTTACGTGCAGCACCGCGCTGTCGTGAATATGCGTCTTCTTTTTGATACCACGACCAACCAGCCCCAAGGGCTGTCATACCAAGTGCTGTTAACATTAGACTCTCTTGTAAAATTTACTTGTTGCTCTACCTTCCCAAGTAATAGACAAAAGATTGACAGGCAACGGTGAGTCGCCAATAGCCGTAATTGTCACGTTTTTATTACGTTGAAATACGGGTACAGTCTTTGTATCTCCAAGGGATACGTTCAGAGCATTATATGTATAGTCACCAATATCAGTATTCACCTTTGTATAGGTGCTAGGCGAGATACCTTTGATGTCAATTTTGTAGGAAACAGGACCACTAGGTCCAGTCAATACCTTCAATTGCTTGAGGATTAGATCGCTATCACTATCGGTTTGAGGATTATCTGCGTCACCACTTTGCAAGAAAATAGTTGGCAGTTCTACCTCCATCGTGTATTTGTAGCCGAAGATCACATCTCGACCACGTAGGTCACCATCAACAGTCCAGACAGCATTGCCTGTATCTGCATCGGTAGATACAGTGCCAAGGCTTCTAATGCTTACCGCTGCAGCTTCTGTGGCATCTGCATAAAAGAAAGCAGACTCACCATTTAACTTTTGCTGATCACTAGTATCTAGCAGCACAGCATATGTGCTTTTAGAAAATGTGTCAGGGTAAGGTAGAAAGAACGAGGTGGTATCAGCACCCGAGTCATATGAAGTGACAGGGTTAAGAGCCCACATGTCAAGGCAAGGGTCGAAACTAAAGTCATCTACTTGTAGATAACCAGTCTTACTTGCTTGGTTTAGGTTGTAGCTAACAAGGAAACACCGACCATTACTATCGTGGACGACAGCAAACAGGTCGCGGTCATCAAAAAATAGATGGACAAGTTTTCCAGGCAGTGACCATTGGTACCAAGCAGTTGCTAGTTCTCGCTCACCGATACGCAAGAACCTGTATTGATACAAAGTTTCTGTACCAGTCTCGCCAAAGCAGAGGATGCTCTTAGGAGGCGAGGTTGCCACTTTGTCGATAGTGGCAGGGAGAAGTTCAGGAACAATCTGGGTATGTTCAATGGTGTTAGGAGCGGTTTGATTACTAACACCAAGCAGCTCAAAAGAACTGAGAAAATTTTTTGTCTTAGAAAAGAAGACAGTTGATGTACCCATCGACTCAGCTTCAAGCTTAGTGTCAATTGCAAACTTACTAATCGTATTAATAGAAGCAGTCTTAGGGCTAAGAATGTCGTTGTTAGTGGTAAGCAGGAACTGTTCTTGTGTACCGAACAGCAACATACCTACTGATGTTTGAGATACATATGACAGGTCAACAGGACGTGACGAAACAGCTGCTACATTGACAGGATCATCATCACCTACGGCTAGCGCTGACTTATTAAAGAAATCATAGAGGCTGTTGGCTCTACTCATCATCACGTTAGATCCAGTCAAAAAGCAGAACCTGTTGCGATAGAAGAACATGCCGTTAATGTTCTTTCCAATAAAGGCAGGATCTGGATTTGTAGTCTCATCTCCAACACGGCGGTCTTCCCAGAGGGAGCTGCCATCTGAAGTCTTGATAAGAGGCTTTAACTCGAAGTGACCGTACGTGCCATTCCGTACAAGCTGGTGTGGCAACGTTTTATGATCAAGCTGAAAGTTAATACTTGGAGCAACTGTTTCAACCCAGCTACCCTCACCTGCATCACCAGCAGAACTACTATCAGAGACACGATACTCGACAAACATATCGTCAATATCAATATCGTTGACATTAACTACCTTAATTTTTTTGCCGTGAAATGCGCTCTGAGGTAGACGTGAAACATCTGACACTTCATTGTTAATAGAGATAATGTAATCAAGACCTTCACCTTGAACTTCTACATCTGTAATCTCTTTACCGCTAGCGGGTCGAAACAGGAACGCATTATTGTTCCTTGTAACTGTGTAGTTAGAGCTCTGTGTACCGTGACCATCATTAGCATTCTCAGTCACTTTGGTGTAGAAATCATCTAGACCAGTAGTAGAGCTATATGTAGTGCCTGCTGCAGGGTGCTGTCCAGCATTGCCACCACCAACGTCTTGGTAATAAACGGTGATTGTATAAGGTTTACTGGTTTCAAAAACACGGACTTCTACAAGCCACGCATCTTGCAATCCAGAATCTGATTGAGTAGAAGTATATGCAACTGCCTTCTCTTTGTTGAGAATATAGGTTACATCGTTATCAGTTAAAAACTCTAGGTTCGTTGTATCCGATACTCCCAGATAGTTAGCAGCGAAAGAAGTGCCAATTGTTGTAGAGTTGTATGTGGCAAGGGTGTCAATAAAGTCTTTGTACTCAGTGCTAGCAGTGCCACGCTCAACACGTGGACCTTTAAATTTATTAGCAAAGGTAGCTGGCGTAGAAGCGCTACCAGAGCCAGCTGTAGTTACAACTGCCTCATAAAATTTATAACCAATACTGGCTAGTTGAGGTACATCAGCAGTTCGTTCATTACCTTGCGTAAAACCAGAGGGTGCACTTGTAGTGACGGTACCGTCGTTAAACCAATAGTTAGTGCTATCAGATTGGTTGACAGCAACACCCCACTTCAACCATGAATGGACATTGCCATAGTCAAAGGTAGAAGTTGTCTCGAATTTACTTTCTTGTGTGTCCTGTGCTGTGTTAGAAGTTTGTGCGTAGGTTTGCAGGCTTGTTTGATAATCACTTATCTCACTTACCAAAGATGTTGCAGTATCAGCATCAAGTACAGCCGTGTAGTAAGCGTTCCACTTGTCAATAACATCCTGCAAAGAGTTAGCAGGCGGTGAGCTATTGCCAAGTGAACCCTGGATATTGGCACCGCTGTACTGAGCTTCTGTAAGCAACAGCGAGCGGTCAACAAACATCTCAAGACCATCACTCATGCGCCAGATCTTGACATTGGGAACTGTCACACTGTTAAGTGTTTCAGTTGTAAATTGGCAGATATATTTTTCGCTGGAATCTCGCAGGATCTCAAACCACGTCCCTTGTGGTGTGTTGCTGCTAACAACTGGCTCAATTAAATCTTGTTCGTACTTAGCACCAGGACGCTTAAGCAATCCCAAGGCGAACTCAGGGTACCCATTAACTAGTTTTCTTACTTGTCCAGGTACCTTTTTAGTATCAGGTTGCTGACTAATACCACCAAACAAGTTAGGGATCTTTTGTGAAATAGATGTCATCGCATTAGAGCTGAGTACGGTTGATAGCTGGTGGCGTAGTGTTCACCTTCCCGACAACCGAACATGTTGTAGTCACCTTGATTAGATTCATATTCCATAAGTGCAACGCGTGCTTGAGCCTCCTGCTCTTGCAGAAGTTGATACAACTCAGAATCACCAACAAGTTTTACAGAAGCTAGACGTGCAGCACGACTAACAATGTAGGTTTGAACTATTTTAGGAACATCATCAAACCCAAACAACCAGACAACATCTACGACTAAGTTCTCAGTAAACGTATAGCTGTGCTCTCGTTTGTCATACAAGAAACCATCGCGTTTGACAATCTGATACTTACCAGGATACTTATCTTCATTAGCGTCAACACTTAGAGCATTGACGGGAAAAGAGATTTTATTGATAGCAGCGTTGTATGGAAGCTCAACATGATCTTCAGTGTTGAAGGTCCAACCTTCTGATTGAACTTGACGGTTGACTTCACGTAGTGTTTCAAGGGTGATGAACACTTCAGGGTTTTTCATATCCAAAGTGGTGACAGGTGCCTGTCCCACTGAGCTAAGTATTTGATTTACAGCATCCAGTTCGGTGGACACAGCATTAGTAGGATTAGACATGTCGTATAGATATAAAAAAAAGGAGTCCCCGAAAGGACTCCCATATAAAAATCAGACAACGCTGATGCGCTCGTTCAGAGAAGCAGTCTCAGAACGTGCAGTCAGGTTGGCGTTGGAGGAACCACCACCAGCCACGAGCTCAATAGCGCCCGCGGGGTTGAGGTGCGAAGCACCCATAGCCATGCGGCCAACGATCAGGTCGCCCTGGTACATGACGGACACGTCACCAGAGGTGGTCTGAACAGAAGGACCGATAGCTTCAACACAGCCAACGGAATCCTTGTGCATAATGATGCCTTGGAAGTTCCGAGCGGTGTGAGAGTAATCGTTGTTCTCACCATCGACGTGAGCAACAGTTGCGCTAGGCAGGTTGTTGGACTTAAGGATCTTGATGCCAGCAATGCTGTACACACCAGTGCCACCCTGCAAAGCAGTACCAACTTCATCGCGGTTGATGATGTTGTTGCTGACCTGAGTGATCAGGTTGTAGTAGCTCTTAGGAGGGAGCACAGCCACACGGCCATCGCTAGGCACGTTGGTCTCGTCGAAACGAGTAGCAGCTGCATAGAAGGCATCGACAAGCTTTGCAGAGTGACCGGACTCACCGGCACGGTTTGCATAACCGATCTCAATAGTTGCGCCAGAGTTCTGACCAGTTACAGCACGGGGCTGTTGAGAGGCAATAGCAGCAGCACGGAAGATCTTTTGATCGTATGCATCAGCCAATGCATAACCAATCTTGCGTGCAATTTCACCACGGAGGTCGTAGTGAGCCAGCACTTCGTCAAGGTCATAAACGAAAGTCGAGGACACCAACAGGTCGTCCATGATGATCGTCTTTTCTGCAACCGGCATTTGGTTTGCAGTGCTACCACCATCAGTCGTGGCACCCAGAATCGGGGAACCAGGGACATGGTAGTAAGCATCCAGACCGCCAGTGAAGATGAACTGCATCGACTTGCCATTACGCAGAGTACGACGAGTGCAAAGTTCAGAAGCGATGTTGCGATTCTGATAAGCCTTGAAGAGCTCACCAGAGAACAGTTTCAGATACGTAGAATATTTACCGGTTTGTACACCGGCGTCATACGCATCACCCAGAGTTGCGGCAAGGGAGGGCGAGCCTCCATACATGCCGGATACTAGAGTATCAGCCATTGTAATAAATAAAAGAGATAAGAGTTACGTTATCTCTAAGCGCTTAGAGTTATTCAGTTGTCAGTTGTGGTCTATCCCACCGTCTAGACGGCAAAGGGTATCCTCGTAAGGGCCAGTGCCAATAGGCAGGGGAGGAATTGCACCTCCCCAAAAGTCTACTTGCCAGATTTAATGTAAGTAACGCCGCGATACTTCAGCTTGGCTTGCTTGACAGCAGCCTTCTGCTCTTTAACGCGAGCT